TGATGGTTGCTAAATATGCTCTAGGTCATGGAATCCTAAGACCTGAGTGTGCAGCTACAATCAAGTTATCTGCTTCTTAATTCACATAAAGGGTACTCAGTAAACTGGGTACTCTTTTTCTTACTACTTGGAGATTATTATGGCTTACGGAAAAATGAAGAAGAAAAAGAAAAAGATGAAAGGAAGAGACTCACTTAAAATTAAATACTAATCATGTCTGTAGCTGCAACCACTGAACTGGAAAGCATCAACATTATGTTGGCTGCTATAGGAGAAGCTCCTATTAACAGTCTTACAGGAACACTTCCTGTTGATGCTCGTCTAGCACAATCAACTCTTACTGAAGTAAACAAAGAAGTTCAATCAGAAGGTTGGTCTTTCAATACGGAAATAGATGTCACTCTCACAAGAAATGGATCTAAGCAGATCTCATTATCTACTGATACCTTAAGGATTGATCCTAATATTCATCAACACCCTACGATTGATGCGATACAACGTGGATTGAAGCTATATGACAGACTGAATAATAAGTTTGAATTTGATGAAGATCTTATCTGTACTGTGGTTTATTTCAGAACCTTTGATGAGATACCAGAACCTGCAAGAAGGTATATAACAATCAAGGCTGCTCGTATCTTTGTAGATAGATTAGTCAGTGATGATGGATTAAGAACATATACACAACAGGACGAAGTAAGAGCTAGAGCTATACTGATGGAAACAGACTTAGCTAATGGAGATCATAATCTTCTCAGAGGAGATCCATCATTAACAAATGTCTTTGATACTTACTCACCAGCAAACGCATTAATTAGATAACAATGGCAGTTATATCTAAAGCAATACCAACCTTATTAAGAGGGGTCTCACAAGCTGCTGACAATACTAAACAAGCTGATCACGCTGATATACAAGACAATGCTGATAGTAATCCTGTTACAGGTCTTACAAAGCGTTCTGGTTTGCAATATATAACTAATCTCAGCACCTCATCTTTAGGTAATGTTCATATACAAACTATTAATAGAGATTCAAATGAAAGGTATGTAGCAATATTTAGTAATGGTGATGTAAAAGTTTATGATGTTTTAGATCCTACGAATAATATAACAGTACATAAACCAGACGGAACAACATATCTAAATACTACTGATCCTAGAAGTGTAATGAAGACTGTAACTATTGCTGATTTTACTTTTGTTGTTAATACAAGTATTACAACAGCAATGGATACTACACAAACAAGCTTGGCAAATTCTGATATAACACAAGCTATTGTTTTTATTAATCAGGTTTCAGATAAGACTACATATTCTCTAACAGTAGATGGAGTAACAGTTACTGATGACACCTCATCAGACTCTACACTTAGCACTACACAAGTTGCTACTGGTTTAGTATCAGGACTTAATTCAGGTCTTACAGGTTTTACTATTGCTCAAAATGGTCCTGTAATTCATATCAAAAAGACAAATGGCAATGATTTTTCTATTGATGGTACTGACACTCAGGGTAATACCCAGATGACAGTAGTAAAAGATAGTATTCAAAGATTTACTGACCTACCAAGAGTCTCACCTCATGGATATGTAGTTGAAGTAAAAGGTGATGAAGATACAAACTTTGATAATTACTACGTTAAATTTGTAGGTAATAACGCTACAACAGATGGGGTATTAGAAGAAGGACAGTGGGAAGAATGTGCAAAACCAGGAATAGAATTTAAATTTGATTACAGCACTATGCCACATGTTTTAGTAAGACAGGCAGATGGTAATTTTAGATTTGCAAGAGTTGATGGTGATAGTTATACAGCAAGTGGACAATCTTTTAATTTACCTAAATGGGGAGAAAGAACTGTTGGTGATTCAGATTCAGCACCTAACCCTTCTTTTATCGGTAGTAAAATAAATAATGTTTTCTTTTTTAGAAACAGACTTGGATTTTTAGCTGATGATAATGTTGTTTTATCAAGAGCAGCAGAGTTTTTTAACTTCTTCCCTGAAACTGTGTTATCTGTTATTGATAGTGAACCGATAGATGTAGCAGCTTCCCATACTAAAGTATCTATACTAAGGAGTGCTGTAACAATAGAACAGGAACTTATATTATTTTCAGACCAGACACAGTTTGTCCTATCTTCATCAACAGATAATTTAACACCAAGAACTGCTAACGTAACAGTCTTAACTGAATTTGAATCTGATAATGATGCACAACCTGTAGGTGCTGGTAGCAGTATTTATTATTTATCAAAGAGAGGATCTTTTGCCAACATAAGAGAATATATATATCAAAGAGATCTTGTTATCAGAGAGTCTAGTAATATCACTGTTCATGTACCAAAACTAATACCAAGTAATATATTTAAATTTGCAGTCTCTACAAGTGCAGATGTTTTAGTTTGTCTTGGTACAGATGAACCTAATAAGCTATATATCAACAGATGGTTATATGGTCAGCAGTATCAGAAGATATTAAATAGCTGGTCTACTTTTACAATCAATGAGAATAGATCTATTAAAAATGTTGATTTTATTGGTAGTGATTTGTTTTTAGTAATAGAAGAAGCTAATGGTATAACACTGGAGAAGATACCTTTTGAAAATCAGTTCACTGAAACTAACGCTACATTTGAATATCGTTTAGATCATAAGGTTACAGAAGCTACTACTGGTGTTTCTGTTGCTTATAACTCTTCTACTGATACTTCTACCTTCACTGTGCCTTATAGGTTAAGAGCCAATATGAATGTTGTTGGCAGGTTTTTAGGTACTGGAGAAACAAGTACTTTTGTAAATCAACAAGGCACAACTCTAACTTTAAAACCAGGACAACTTATAGCAACAACAAACTCTACAGATGGTTCAACAGCTACTATTACAGCAACAGGAGACTATAGAAATAGTAAGTTTATAATTGGTGAACCATACGAAATGCACTATAGGTTTAGTCAACAAAGAATGACTGCTGGCAGTGGAGGACAGGCAGGTGGTGAGTTTCTCTCTGGTCGTTTACAACTGCATCATTTCTATATCAAGTTTGAAGATACAGGATTCTTCAAGGTAGAAGTCACTCCTGATAATAGAGATACAAGCACACATAAATTTACTGGTAGGTTCTTAGGTGCAGCAAGTAGCACTATTGGATCAGTAAATCTTGAGTCTGGATCATTTAAAGTTCCTGTGATGAGTAGAGCAGACAGAGTAAATATTGATGTAAAAAACGACACATTTTTACCTACAACATTGGCTAGTGCTGAATATGAAGCTATGTTTCACATGAAGAGTAGACGTATTTAATGGGGCATCTAAGAAAGGCTACATTTAAAGATCTTAAATATGTAGCTAAAAATTTAAGAGAGATTGATAAGGTGGAAGCATTTTATCAAACAGGACAAGAACCCCTACAAGCACTACAGTTTACCTATATTTGCAGTAAGGTGAATATGACTATAGCTGATGATAATGATGCTCCTATAGGTCTTTGTGGAGTAGTTAGAGGTGGTGTTATATGGATGGTTGGAACAGATAGCTTATTTGAAAATAAGAAATATAGAATACAACTAATAAGAAAAGG